GAAGCATTGGGCGGAAACGGTTCACACGAACATAATTTTGACGGTGAGGTTGTTTATATGCCTTTTGAATCGCATGCGGAATACCAAGACGCGATTGACGAACAAAAATATCACGAGGGCAAACCACACGACGATGATGAAAACGACAAAAAACAAATTTCCGAACGCCTAAAAAAGGCGTTAAAAAAAAAAGCGGACGACCACAATGAAGCCGTAAACAACGCCGAAAGTAAAAAAACAAATGTTCCAACGCTTTTCAAAGTTTACGAACGCGGGATCGGTGCGTATAGAACAAACCCGCAAAGCGTTCGGCCAACGGTTACGTCACCGCAACAATGGGCAATGGCGCGCGTCAATTCTTATTTATACGCGCTTAAAAACGGCAAATTTAGAAGTGGCAAACACGACACCGATTTATTGCCGGAAGGTCACCCAATGAGCAGCAAAGACAAACCAACAGAAAAGGCCGAAACGTTTTCAGATTATCCCCAAACCGCAACCAACAACGCCAAACGAATGATTGAATGGCGCGAAAAATACGGCGACGAGGTTCAAGCGGGAACAATGACCGGTTGGCGACGCGCCCGAATGTTGGCAAATCGTGAACCATTAACAATTGAAATGTTGAACCGCGTCAAATCATTTTTTGCACGTCACGAGGGCAACCAAACAATCGCGGAACGTTTTAAAGATACGCCGTGGCGCGACAATGGTTTTGTTTCCTGGAATTTATGGGGTGGAACTGCAATGCGCGATTGGGTGAATAAAAATTTGAATGATTTAAACGATTAGTTTGAAATTAGACCGGGACAAATGGCAAACGGATTTCGAAAAGCAATTGGACATTTCCGAAAAAAAACAAATTGCAATTGTTAAACGTTTTTATAAAAGCGAATACAACAAAGGCATTGAATCGTTTATTGCGGACGGTCAAACCAATTTCCAATTGTTATTTGACAACAAACCATTGTTGAAAATATATCGTGATTTGTACACCGACACCGGAATGCGATTTGCGAAATGGTACGTTAACAATTTTCAAAAATACATTGTTAAAGCCGTTGACACTTCAAATTATGATGACATTTGGAAAAATACATTTGGCGCCTTTGGTTCCGCTATGGGTGCCGAACGCGTGACATTGGTCGCCGGTACTGCAAAACAAACGCTTATTAAGATCACACAACGATTGATGTCCGATCCGGAATTTATGACATTGGGCGCCGTTGAAAAGGGGCGAATATTACGCAATCAATTCAACAGATATTCACAATTCCAGGCGGAACGATTAGTCCGAACCGAATCAACCGCAGCGGCTAATTTCGCAACGTCCGAAGCCGCGACAACTATTTTTCCGCGTGAACAACTACAAAAAGAATGGATTGCAAGTTTTGACGATAGGGTTCGCGATACGCATTCCGAAGCCGGCGCAAGCAATCCGGTGATGTTTAATGAACCTTTTATTGTTGGCGGTATGCCAATGATGTTTCCGGGCGATCCAATGGGCGGCGCTGCGGAAACTATTAATTGCCGTTGTTCAGTTGCTTATTTGCCAACGCAAGGCGCGCAAACCGTTGGACAAATTGAAAATATTAACTTCGGTTTGGGTGGTGGTACAATAACCGGTTTTGGATTGGGTGATTTTGCGGCCGCCGTTGGATCAACAATTGTTTCCGGCGTACAAAACGCGGTTGAAACAACCGCCGCCGCTTTTAAAAATGTAAAAGAATTTAAAAAAGGTTTAATTAAATTGTTTTCAGATGCCGGAATTGACGTCAATAAAATAAGGGCGTCGCGAAAATTATCAATCGAACAATATAATTTGATTTATAATAAATTAGACGAATTGTTTTTAAAATACAATTTTGGTTCACTTGAAAATAAAACTTCAATAAATATGTTGTTTAGTAGTGGGGAAGTCACATACGGTTATGTGGAACGCTTTATGATTAACGGGAAATTAAGTAAAATTAATTTAGGCGATTTCATTATTGATGCGTCAAAACGTACGCGAATATTAGAGAATAAATTTACAAAACGTTGGTTTAGCGCAATCGATGCCGAAAAAATGTTATTCGCAACACCGGTTCACGAAATGACGCACGTTTTATTACATTCGTCAATGAAAGGCAAAACGGAAGTTTTGGACAAAATTAGGGAAATCCGTCGCCAATATTACGCGGAAATTAGGGCATTAAGAGATGCGGGCGATATAAAAAAATATAATGAAATTTATATTGGAAAATATGCGCTTCATTCATTAGATGAGTTTATTGCGGAATCATTTACGGAATACACATTAAATTCAAACCCGTCAAAATATGCGCGTTTAGTTGGTGAATTGATTGACGAATATTTAAAAAAATAATTAAATGGCTACATTAAAAGAATCAAATAAAAACAATTGTTTTCATTGTAAAAATTTTAATATTTTTCAAGGCAATTGCAAAGCGTTTCCGAATGGAATTCCGTATGGCGTCGGTACATTAGAACCACACAACAAACCAATTCCAGGACAAGGAAATAATATTGTGTTTGAACGTGGCAAACCAAACGAAACATAAATTTCAAAAATCGTATATTTACAAAAATTTTATTATGAATACAATTCTTTACAAAGCGGCCCCCGTTGGTGAATTAATAGACGCGGACGAAAAGGCCGGAATTATAAAAGGTTATGGCAGTTATTTCGGGAACAAGGATTCCGACAATGATGTCATCGTCAAAGGCGCATACAAAAAGACAATCGCCGAAAATGGTGAACGCGTGAAATATTTATATCAACACGACATGAATCAACCAATCGGCAAAATGACCGAATTATATGAGGACGACAAAGGATTGGTATTCGTGGCTGAAATTGCCAAAACACAAATGGGAATGGACGTTGTTGAACTTATGAAATCCGGCGTAATCACCGAAAATTCAGTCGGTATAATGCCAATTCAAAAAGAAAATAAGGGCGATTATCGTGAAATTAAAGAAGTTAAATTATACGAAATTAGCGCCGTTACATTAGCGGCCAACGATCAAGCCAAAATATTAGACGTCAAAGGAAATATTGACGTTGAGAAGTTGTCGAAAAGATACGACAATCTCTCGAAACTAATTCGCAAAGGTTCAATTTCCGATGAAATGGGATTTGCAATCGAAGCGGAAATATTAAAATTAAAATCATTATTTGTTGAATTCACGAAGCCGGTTGACGAAATCACTTCGCCGAAAAAAGAAACAAAAAACGATGATTCAGAAGTGTTAAATTATTTATTAAATTCCTTAAAAAACTAAAAAATGGAAGAAAATATCAAAAATCAATTGGACCAATTTAATAGCGCCATTGATTCAAAAATCGAAAAATCAAACAACGAGGTTGTTGATGCGGTTGTTGTTAAAGCTAACGACATTGTGAAAAATGAAGTTTCTGAAATGGCAACAAAATTAAATGAGAGATTAGACGCGATTGAAGTTGCTAACAAAAAGCAATTCAGCGCTAAAAAAAGAATGTCATTTAAAGGCGCTTTAAATGAAGCGTTTTCAAATGGTGCAATCGAAAAATTGTCAAAAGGACATTCAAGAAGTGCTGCATTCGAAATCAAAGCCGATATGACAACCGGCGCCGATTTTACGGGAGAAGTTATTCCCGCGGATCGCGTGCCAGGATTCAAATTTGACCCAAGCCGTCCACAACATATTCGTCAATTATTGGCGCAAGGTTCAACACAATCCGATGTTGTTCGTTACGTTAAAGAAAGCGGCTATACAAATGGCGCTGCAATTACGGCCGAGGGTACGACCCTTTCCCAATCGGATTTCGATATGACCGCCGTTTCTGCAAACGTTCAAAAAATTGGAACGTATTTCAGAATTAGCGAGGAAATGTTGGCCGATACCGCACAATTGACTTCATATTTGTCAAGCCGTGCGCCGGAAAAATTGTTAGACGTTGAAGATGCGAACATCTTAACCGGCAACGATTTAGGCGGGATCATAAATTCAGCTACTGCATTTGCAGCCGGTGATTTAGCCGATTCAGTTGACAACGCAAACGAATTTGACGCAATTGTTGCGTGTTTGAATCAATTAGCATTGGCAAATTATAACGCCGATACAATTCTTTTGAACCCAACAGATTTTCACAAAATCTTATTGTTAAAAGATAGTCAAAATAACTATCTAAAAGAACAAGTTTACCAAGGTTTACAACCCGTGTTTATGGGCGTGAAAGTTGTTTTAAATAGCGCAATCGCCGCCGGTAGCTTCTTAATTGGAAACTTTGGCGTTGGAACGCAACTTTGGGTTCGTGACGGAATCAACGTTGAATTCTTTAAAGAAGACGGAACAAACGTTCGTGACGGTTTTGTAACTGTAAGAGTAAGCGAGAGAATCGCATTAACAAACTATTTACCAAATGCGTTTGTTAAAGGAACTTTTGCTGCTGCAATTGCTGACTTGGAAACACCGTAATTTTACGGCTAATCAACCAAAATCAAAGGCCTGGATTTATTCCGGGCCTTTTTTTTATGCTTTTATTTTAGGGCGCCCAACAGATAAGAAACAAAAAAAAACAAAAAAAACTTTCAAAAAAAAGTGAAAATATTTTTTTAATTCCAAAATAAAATGTACTTTTGAATCATCAAACTAATAAAAACTATTAAAATTATGCACAAGTCAACAATCAAATGGCAAGTAAAAAAACAATTTCAAGATGTTGAAATTATTGAAATCAAAAAATTTAAATTTGGAATGTTTTGTGTAAAAGTTAAAAAAGAATTAAAGCGCACAACTAAAATCGGAAACATATTCGGTGAAACAGATTTTAACAAATCAGAAAACGGAATTGTTTTAGATAAAAAAATTAGTTGGTCATAAAAAACATTAACCGGCCGGGGAAACCCGGCCACAATTTTAGACAAATGAAAACAACAACCGGATTAACAATCATTCACGACGGAAAACGCGTAAATGTTTACACCAAAAAAGAAATCGAAAATTTGGAATCTCAAAGCAAATTCGATAAGTTTTTAAATAGAATGTTGAACCTTTTAAATATTAACTAATGGCGTGGGGATTAGATTATTTTCCGGACGATGAACCGGAATTCGAATGCCGCGTTTGCGGCGTCGCATTGTTTGAGGACGTTTACGTTTGTTCAAACATATGCTTTAAAGCCGATCAACTATGAAAAAATTTCTTAACTTTATTTTAACAATGTTGTTTTGGTTTTTTGCCACACGTCAAATGTTTCTTTATAGCGATATTTTCGGGGCAATATTTTTATATCTTATCGGCTTTTCGTTGGCCTTAAACAACGATGATTAGTTTTATTATTTAGTTTGATTTGAAAAGGCGGTTATTAATTTAACCGCTTTTTTTTATAACTTTATAAAATGAATCCGAATCAATTTGGTTGTTTCGCCGAATATCTTTTCGCCGTTGAAGCGATGAAAAACAATTTATTAGTTTCGTTTCCGCTGCTTCATACGTCCATTTATGACTGCATTGTTGATTCGCCAAAAGGATTGTTCAAAGTACAAATAAAAGCCATTAACGAGGACAACAGAACGCGCAACCGAATTAGATTGTCCGACAGAAATCAAAACGAATATAAAACAACGGACGTTGATTTTTTTGCCATTTATTCCAAACAACGAAACGGTTTTTTCATAATTAAAAACGACGGCGTTTTGAAATCCTTTACATTGGGAATGAAAAAATATTCAAATAATTTTAATAACTTTGCAATACTTTAATGTTTTTCATATTGTTTTCATTCGGAAAAGCGTCACAATTTTATGTGGCGCTTTTTTTTTATCTTTACAAAAATATTTAGTTATGCAATTAAAAATCAAAACTTCAATTTTAAGAGGCGGGAAACGTTACGATGAGGGTGACAAAATCGAATTGCCGGATCACATCGCCGACAATTGGATTTCCAGGGGTTTCGCTTCGCCAATTGTTAAAAAGCAAAGCAAAGCCAAAATTGAAACAAAGGAATTGAAAGTTGAACAAGTTGAAACAAAAGACGATGCGACAAATTAAAATAAATTCAACAACCGGTTCCGAATTATTGACAACGCAAAACGTCAAAGATTACGTTCGTATTGATACAACCGCCGACGATAGTTTAATCGGTGAAATGATTTCACAATCGCGGATTTGGTGCGAAAACTATATTTCGCGCGATATCGTTGCAAAAAATAGAACGTATTATTTGGAAAAAACAAACGGCGTTTTTGATTTGCCATTTGGTCCGGTTGCAAGTATTTCGCAACTAACAATCAACGGCACGACAACAACCGATTTTGAAATTTTGGGATTGGACAACGTTACAATCGAATTGGATCAAGGCCCGGCGGAACGTGTTAAAATTACTTATGTAACAAACGGCATCAACAATCCATTAATCAAACAAGCGATGTTGCAATTGATTTCCGTTTATTACGACAACCGAACCGATTTCGTCACGGGCGTAAACTTGAACGAATTGCCAACAAGCACAAAAAATATATTAACATCATTCAAATCAATGTTCGTTTAATGCAAGCCGGGAAATTAGATTCTAAAATTACAATCAAACGTTTCACAAAGGTCGCGGACGGTTTCGGCGGTTACAATTCAACATTGTCGGACGTTGCAACGGTTTGGTGCCATTTAACGCAAATTAAGGGCGAAATAAAGGACAAATTCGGCAAAAGGGATCAAGACATTGACGTTGAAATTACAATGCGTAAAAACACCGCCGATTTGATTCAGTTGGGCGACGTGTTCACATTAGAGGGCGCGACGCAAAAATACCGCATCAACGAAAAATTCGAGTTTGATTTGGATTTCTTTACAAAACTATTGGCGACAAAATCACAATAAATGGACGTAAACATAAAAATAAACGCTTCGGATTTGTCAAAACTCAACAAAAAGTTGGACAAACTTCGCGCATTTGAATCGCAAAAAGTTTCCAATGAATTAGGAAAAACCGGCCTGGAAATCGTGAGGTTGGCAAAACGTGCCGCACCGGTTGACAAAGGCACGTTAAAACAATCTATTAGCGCACAACGAAGCGGTAAAACGTTGAATGTGATTGCCGCGGCACATTACGCGCCTTATGTTGAATTTGGAACCGGTGATGACGTTGATTTGGACGATATGTTGCGGTTAGGCATTCCGGAAAGATACGCAAGGCAATTTAAAGGTAAAACCGGCCGAAAGGTCAATTTACCGGCGCGTCCGTTTTTTTTCAGTTCCGCGCGCGTTGGGTTTCAAAATTTATTCAATCGCCTAAATGGTGAAATTAAAAAAGCAATAAAATAATGAAAGATCCAATTCGATTTGTACGCAAAGAAATCATCACAAAATTAACCGGCAACGTCACAATTGACGGTTCCGCCGTTTCGGTTTACAATAGAGTACCAACGGACGCCGTTTATCCTTTTATAAAAGTTTATTCAGTTTCAATCGACGAAACGGACCAAAACCAAACGTCATTCACAACCGAAACAATCACACGAATCGAATGCGTGACGCGTTACAGTTCAAACGACGGTGGCGAATTAGATGTCAATTTAATGGTTGAGGGTTGTTTGTCAATTTTGCGAACCCGGTCGGGTGGCTATTTTAATTTAGTTAGTGACGGATTTAACGTTTACACAAGCGTAAACGAGGGCGTGAAATATTTGGAAGACGATTTGAGTGACTTTACATATTATCGGGCAATCATTGAATTGTCAAACAAAATCGAACAAATTTAATAAAATGAATGATTTAAAATTATACTTATTGAACACCTTTTCTTTTGTCGTTTCATTTACTGCGGTTGATGAGATTTTAAAAATTATATTATTGTTGATTTCTGTTGGGTACACCGCGCAACGTTGGTACTATCTAAACAAAAACAAAGGCAAAGAAAATGACTAAAAATTTTGAAATTTCTGAATTCGAATGCAAAGGAAATTTAAAAGGTTGCAAATGTAAAATGACCGCCAACGTCAAAAACAATCTTTTGAAATTGGCCGAACAATTACAGATTTTACGCGATTATTTGGGCGTCCCAATTAAAATAAATTCGGGTTTTCGTTGCGCCGATTACAATGACAATCACGTCAATGGCGCCAAACATTCACAACACAAATTGGGAAAAGCCGCGGACATCGTGGCGGAATCAAAACACCCGTTTGAATTGTATCGTTTGATTGACGAATTAATTGAAATGAAAATTCTAAATTTCGGCGGCGTTGGAAAATACAACACGTTTACACACGTTGACATTCGCGATCAGAAAGTTCGATTTGATAAAACAACAAAATAATGGCAAAACAATCGTATAAAGATAAAAACGGAACAACTCGCGTTGGTGATGCTTTGCGGTGGTTGGTGGCCCGTGGAAAAGATGTTGCGCCGGAAATTTTGGACATTGCCGGGAACATTACCGGGATTCAATCATTGAACAAATTAAGCGATAAAATAAAAAGCGACGGCCACTTGTCCGAAGCCGACAAACAAATGTTGTTGGCGGAATTGGAATTTGACGTGATTGAAATGCAAGAAGTCACAAAACGTTGGGTTTCCGACAATGCAACCGATTCGTTTTTAACACAAAACATTCGGCCGCTTGTATTGGCTTTTTTAACGTTGACGTTGTTTATTTATATTATTTTGGATTCGTCGATTGGTGGCTTTAATATTGCGCCACAATGGATTGATTTGTTGTCGTCGTTGCTGCTGCTTGTTTACGGCGGTTATTTTGGCGCACGTTCAGCGGAAAAGATTGTTAAAACCTAGAAAAAATAAAATGGCTAAAAAACAAATAAATTCTTTTTTTAAGAAGCAACGAAAAAAACGTCCCGGGCGTCATTCCAAAAACAAATCGTTGTCCCAACGCAAAAAAAAATACATCGGTCAAGGTCGAAATTAAGCCAAAAACAACAATTTAAAATTTTGTATTTTTGTAGATAATAAACAAAAAAAAATTTTATGGCTTCAAATTTATATTATTCAAGCGATTTTCAAAAACTCTCATTTGGCGACAATGGTTTGCGTATCATTCCGGCGTCCGGAACATCAATTGCCGGCGAAAGTTTTTGCGCAATTCAAGCAATCGAAGCGTCAACAATTTCTTGCGACATTGACGCCGCGGCCGGTGATGCTTCAATCACGTCTTTGGCATTGGGTGCCGGATCAATCATTTACGGAAATTTTGACGACGTTGATTGTGCATCGGGCAAGGTTATTTGTTATTTAAGATAAAACCAATTAAATGATTGGATTAGGTTTACAAATCACAACGGGCGTTGCGCCAAACGAAATCAATCAATTGTTGGGTGCCTTACAATCGCGGTCAACATATTTTGAAAATTCCGCCGGTACAACCGAAATATTAACAGAATTCGAAACTTGTTCATTTTAATATGCCGAATTTATTACAAAAAGCGTCGATAATTACAACCCCTACTGCTTACGATAATGGGTCTTTGCATAGTGTTAAGCCAGTTAAAACTTTTGGTAGTGAATTAGTGCCTTTAATAGCTACAATAGTTAATGCGGGTGGTGGCTCTATTACACAAATTAGCCAAAATTCTTATAGTTCAATAAGTGATGGTACAAGTCCGAGTATAGTTCGACCTAAATTTGACTTTGCTACAACAAGTGGCAAGACATATAAATTAGTTATAACCCCAATAGGTACAATTACGGGAACAGTAAATTTTGACTTTTATGATGGCTCAACTTATTTGTTTCAAAATTATGATTTTACTACAACCAAAGAAATAACTTTTACAGACAATGGAACTGTTTTTGGTGCTTTTGATGGAACACAAACTTATAATATAAGCAATTTTACTATTTCAATAAAAGAAGTAATAGACGCAGACTTTGACTTTACAAGAGGCTCATCAGCCACAAGAGTAAACGAACAAGGTCTTATTGAAGATGTACAGATATTAAGTGGGGAGTTGGTTACGAATGGCGATTTTGCAACTGATAGTGATTGGACAAAAGGAACTGGTTGGAATATAAGCGGTGGTAAAGCAATTGCAGTAAACGCAAGTAATCAATCTTTATCACAATCAACTTCTTCGGTATTATTAAACAAAAAATATAAAATTAGTTTTGATGTAGAGTACATATCAGGGAGTGCTAAATTTCAGCTTATAGGTGGCACAACCCAAGACGTTGTCACAATCACAAGTAGTGGAACACAAGTGATTGAAGTTGTTTCTAATGCTAATAAATCGTCTTATAGAATTAAAGGGTTAACAACAGATAGCGGATTTAATGCTTCAATAGACAACATATCAATAATAGAAATAACAGACGACACAGACTTACCAAGAATAGATTATACAGATGGAACTGGGAGTTTGTTGTTAGAACCGCAGTCAACTAATTTAGTTACTGATAGTGCTGGGGGTAATTATGGGAATAATCCAGGTTCTGAAATATTAACAACCGCACCAGACGGAACAAATACCGCTGTAAGACCAGTGCCAGACAGTACTTCCGATAGATACCAATATTCAGTTGCGGGTGGTTCTTATGCCACCGACAGTAAACTTACTTACACTTGGTATCGTAAAAGAATAACAACACCTATTGACACTTCTCACACGGGGGATTTAAAAATTCAAATTTTAGTTAATTGTACACAAGTTGGCAGCACAACGCAGATAGAAACAGATGTAAATGGTTTTGATAGATTTGAAGCGGTTTTTAATATTACAGACGGTTCGTTAGAGACATTAATTAGGGGGTATTTCGGGCAATCAATAGGAGTTGGCAATTCGTCAATAGCGTATTGGGGGCATCAAGTAGAGGCCTTATCATTTGCAACTTCATACATTCCAACAAGCGGAAGCCCA